ACCATCGACATCACGGCGGCAGTCAGGAGGTTCCGCGCATGAGCATTGAAACCGAACTCCGGATCAACCGGCGCAACACGTTGGCGTTCATCGCGGCACGGCCGACAGTCATCACGCTCATCCCGGTCGAGAAGGTCAAGACTCCGTCCGGCGGTACGCGCCTTCAGGACCTCCCCCCGCGTACTGCGCAGACCCTCCGGGTAATAGACCAGAACTCCCACACCGGCAACGTCCCCGGGCTCCTTACGTCGACTGACGGACGTCAGCTCAAGGCGGTGTTTCAGCTTCTCGGGCCGTACGATGCGGTCATGGCTGTAGGCGACCACTGGGCGGGCGAGGGCAAGGAGCGCTTCGAGATCGCGGAGGTGTTGCCCTTCAACGGTTATGAGCGTCGGGGCGGGGTGGTCCGTCTTGCCTAACAGGAGCGGGCTGGATTGGGACTCCGGCGACATTCAGCGTCAGTTGGCACTCCTCAACCCTCGCGTGAACCAGTACATCCAGGCCATCATCGACCGATCCGCCCCGCGAGCAGAGGCGTGGATGAAGGTCAATGCGCCGTGGACCGACCGGACATCGGTTGCCCGTAACACTTTGCGGGCGTTCCGGCAGAGCGACGGTGACAACCATGAGCTCATCCTTGTGGGCGGAGCGCCATATCAGATCTACCTGGAGACGCGTTGGGCCGGTCGCTACGCGATCATCCAGCCCGCGATGCTTCACTGGGGCGCGATTATCATGGGCCAGATGAATGGCCTTATGGATAGGCTGGGGAGACGATGACGGTCCGGGAAACCATGTACGGCATCCTTTCCAGCGACTCCGCGCTAGCAGGGCTCGGGTACGGAGAGGAAAACGTCTATGCGAATGGCGCACCGGACTCTCCGCCCGAGGTCGGCGACGTCTGGCTGGTCCTGAACTGGGGGGAAGAGGCTCCGGGGCTCCGGGGTCAGCGCGGCCGGACACGCGCAGGCGTCTGGGCGCTCACGATCTGGTTCTATGACAGGCAACGGGATTACGGCACCATCAACTCAGCCATCAAGCGGACTCGGGACGTCATGGACGCGATCGAGCAATCAGGCTCCGTCCTCTGCACATCATGGCAGGGTGATGGGGTCGACGGGTTCGATGACGTGTACCAGGCAGCGTTCCGTACCTCCACGTATACGATCGTAGCCAACGGAGACTGAGGAGGATCGAGCATGCCAGGAACCAGAAGGGTTGAGCTGCCCGAGGATGACGCGCCGCAGGAGCTGCCCACCGTGACGGTGGAGTTCGTGGGCATGCCGCCCTACGGCCGGGAGTTCGTCACATCCCACACCATCGAGCGGTCCAGCGGGAAGATCGGCACCGCATCGGAGCGCAAGAGCTTCGCCGGTCAGGGGATCGAGGTGCCCCAGGATCTGGTGTGGGACGCCTCCAACGGCTACAAGGTCAAGGTCGACGCCAGCCTGGTCGACCTGATCGAAGGGCTCCGCTCGCAGGAGTTCCTGAAGGTCCACGAGTAAGCAATGAAGGAGATCCGGTGCCCCGAGGGAATCCTGTTCGGCCTCCTGCCCGCTGATACGGTGCTAGAGGTCAAGTGCAGGAGCCGTCGGTGTGGTGCCGGACCTGGAGTTGTTGTCCTGCACCGATTCGCGATCCCGGGCGGGGCGCTCATTGAGACTCGGCGCTACCGAGACCCAGAGCAGAGAGAGAAGGTGAAAGACCAAGATGGCACTGAATGACAACCGACTCCCGTACGGGCTCCGGGATATCAAGGTGGCGACGCTCAGCAACACCGGCGTCAAGGGCACCCTGGTGGACCTCCCCGCAGCGCAGACGCTGGAGTTCACCGAGACCACCACGGAGCAGGAGCTTCGCGGTGACGACGTCATCAAGGCGAAGCGCACCACCGTGGAAGCGGTCGAGTGGAACATGGACGCGGGTGGCATCAACTTCGCCGCCATGACGGTCATCGCGGGCGGAACCGTCAGCTCCTCGGGTACGACGCCAAACGTCGTTTCCAAGTGGCGGCGGCTGGAAGGCGAGGCATACCCGGACTTCTACATGGAGGGCCAGGCGCTCTCTGAGTCCGGCGGTGACCACCACACGGTCATCCACCGTGCGAAGGCCAGCCAGATCTCCGGCACGCACCAGGACCAGGAGTTCTGGGTCAGCCACGCCGAAGGCACCGGTATCGGCACCCTCACCGCCGCGAACGTCGGCGCTGTCTGGGACATGGTGGCGAACGAGACCACCACCGCAATCGCGTAACAACTGTTGTAGCACAACAACTTCAAGGCGAGGATCACAGAGATGACAAGCCCCGAAACGACCACCGCCGACCGCTACGCCCCGACCGCGTGGGGGGGCACCGCCGACGAGGAGGTGCCGATGCCCTCCGGCCAGCTCTGCCGGGTTCGCAAGCTGGACTTCGCCGACGTCATGGCGTCGGGTCTCCTCGACAAGCTCAACACGCTGCAGGGCGTGGTTGACAAGCAGATCCGCAAGGGTGAAGGCCAGCCGCCGATGGACCCGATGAAGATGATGCGGGACCGCCGGACGGCCGTCCAGTTCTCCGACATCCTCAACCAGGTCGTGGTCCTCTGCGTCGTGGTGCCGAAGGTCGAGATGCCGCCGGAGGACAACGACGATCGCCTGCTGGGGGTCGTCTACGCGGACACGGTCGGCATGATGGACAAGATGGAGATCTTCTCCTATGCCATGGCCGACATGGGGGCGATGGAGTCCTTTCGTGGCGGTACCAACAAATCTGCTTAACGCCTGGCGCATGTCGAAGGCTATGGCCCAGCGACCGAGTGATGTGTACCGGGTCGAGGAGCGGCACGGCAACTGGGTTGCCTACTGCTTCGACGCGGCGGTGATCGCCTGGGGCACAGCCTTCGACGCGGCTCTTGAGGGGGCTGCGAACGGCGCTAAGACGGCGGATGCTGGGAAGCTAGCACAGCGTCGCGTCCTTCGAGCCTGGCTAGGCGCTGAGGCGACTGGCGGGTATCGAGACCCCTCAAAGAGTTAGGAGGCAACCGACAGCATGGCCTACAGTCTAGGGTTCGCGCACGGCCGGATCACGCTGACCTACAACGGTGGGCCTGCTGCGGCTCAGCTCCGCGCTGACCTCGCTCGCATCATCGCGCTCGCCGGAGCCGCGCACTCCTCCATCCAGCGCTTCGGCAAGCAGATGGATAAGATGGGGGATGGGCTTCTCACTGCCGCCAAGTTCGCCGGTAAGGCGGCTCTGGGGGTCACGGGGCTAGTCCACGCAATCGGTGCGGTCGCTGTGGTAGCCCAGAACCTTGCCCCGGTTCTGGCTGCCGCGTTCGCTCTCCTACCGGGCATCATCCTCGGTGGCGTCGTGGCGATGGGGGTCTTCAAGATCGCCACGAAGGGCGTCGGCGACGCCTTGAAGGCCGCTGGTGGTGACGCGAAGGCATTCGAGGAGGCCATCAAGGGTCTGTCCCCGCAGGCCCAGAAGTTCGCGCGGGCCTGGAGGGACGCGGGTAAGGCGCTCGCCCCGATCCAGAAGCAGATGCAGGACGCCTTCTTCAAGAACACCGGCCCGCAGGTCACGAAGATCGCCAAGGCTGTCGGGACGCTGAAGGCGGAGGCAGTAGGCGCGGCCGGAGGTTTCAACCAGGTTTTCCTACGGGTGCTGGAGTTCGGCTCCTCGGGGACCGCCATCAACACCATCCGGTCGCTCCTGAAGGGCGTCCGGGAGTTCCTCCTCAACATCGATGGGGCTATCAAGCCTCTGCTCACCGGGTTCTTCAACCTGGCGCGTCAGGCGGGCGAGTTCGGCGGAGCGCTGGGGAATGCTCTCGCCGGACCGCTCGTTGCGTTCGGCAACTTCCTCAACAACGTTAAGTTGGAGGATGTTCTCAGCGGAGCCATGGATGTGCTCCGCCCGCTAGGCGCCCTACTGGCGTCGCTGGGGTCGATCATCAGTTCGGTCTTCACCGGGCTCTCCGTGGACGGCGGGGTGTCCCTCGGGGTCATCGGCGAACTGGTCTCTAAGCTCGCTGAGTTCCTGAAGACGGCGGAGGGTCAGGCGGGGCTACAGGCCATCGGACAGGCCATGTCGGTCATTGCAGGGGCGACGGGAGAGGTGTTCCTGACGCTCCTCAAGGAGCTGACGCCGGTCATCATCGCGCTCGCCCCGGGACTCGGGGAGTTGGCGCTGGCCATCGCCGACGTTCTGGTGCCTGCAATGGAGTTGCTCGGCCCGGTCCTAGTCGAGGTCGCGAAGTTCGCCAGTGCCAACATGGACTGGATCGCCCCGCTCATCATCGGCATCTACGGGCTAGCCGCAGCGATGAAGGCATATGCCGCCATTGCGAGAGTCGTTGCAGCCGTCCAGGCCGTGCTGAACTCGGCGCTCCTGGCCTCCTTCATCGCCTGGGTCCGGACTACTGCCGCGACGATCGCTGCCAGTGCAGCCCTTGTCTGGCACCGGATCGTGACGCTT